TTTTTTGTTTCCTTTTTGGTCAATTTACTGAATTTAGGTTGAGTGAAACCGCCACACTGGAAAAGTGCGGTCGGTTTTTGGGTTAGTTTATTTAGCAGTTAGGCGATATTGCAGACCTTCCCACGCTTTAGGATTGTCGGCTTTGATTTGTTCGACAAAGCGTTTGAGAATGGGTAGGCATTTATCGTAGTGGCGTTTATATTCAACGTAGTGCGTTTTTATATCTGCATAATAGTGAGAGCCGATAGCTCGTAAGGGTTCGCACATTCTACCGAGCAAGAAATTCATTTCATTGTGTGAGTAAAGTAACCACACTAAATCGTGGATTTCTTTTGCCGTTGTGTTGGTGTCGTAGGTTTTTTCAGGCTCGGGCAAGGCAAGTTGTTTTGGTTGTGCGGTTTCACGATCTAAAATATCCAGCACCCATTTTCTAAACGCTTTGGCGACTTTGGTGTGGCTAAGCATTCCGATTAGGTGGCAACCACGCAAGCTGAAAATTCTGACTTTTTGCATTCCGCCTGCGGTTTGCATATCCACAAGTGCGGTCATATTTGGGGTAAATTCGTCAATGTTACGTTCATAGATGCGTTTAACATCACTTGTTGGATTACGATAGCCTAATGCTTGCCCAATTTCGTTAGCTGTGAAATAAGTTTGGTTGTTTTGATTAATAACCGAAAGAGTTGTAGTTTGAAAAGTTAATGTAGTCATTTTGACTGCTCCTAGTACAAGTTTTAAAACTCATCACTAGCCACTGCAATAACTGGTGATGAACTGATCAAGGTTTGCAGTGCCGTTGTACTAGGTAAACGGTGGATCTCTCGATCCCCTTAACCAGCTCATCATTGACTACTTTTGAAAGGGTGGGGCAAATTGCCCATACCTTTTGAAAAGTTTGATTTACTGATTTTCGGCTATAAAAAAAGCCACCATTAAGGCGACTTATCATTCTAACCGCCTAGTACTAATTCAGGGCTGCAAATCCCGACTTTCTGTTGAAAGTGGGTATATCCTAAATCAAAGGGCGGTGGTTGTCAATGCGGTTTTTTTTAACGAGAACCGCAAAACTCGCCTTATTGTCACCACAACACTAAGGAATTGATTTTATTTTGTGCGAGGGGTATATTTTTGAAACCACAACACAAAATAAGGAGTAAATCATGGAAAAATATCAAGCTGATGAACTTGCGTTACAGTTAGTTAATTCAATTTTAAAAACAGAGCCTTCAGCCCTCGCATCAGGCTCTGCTGCAGTTGATGCAAGGCATATAGCTGATTTTGTTAAAACACTCTCAGATAGATTTCAACAAGATTTAGATGATTTTAATGTCACTCCTACGCTAGACTAATCTTGTTAAAAGCCTTAATTAAGCTGTCAGCAAGCACCTCTGGAGGTAATTGAGTGTTATTGCTGGCATTCCTTAAGACAGCTTGTCTAATTGAAGATTTTTCTTCATTGGATAGTGTGCTTTTTTCTTTTTTATCATCTATCAAGATAATTATACTTTTCATTTTAGTTTCCTCTTTTTATGCCATTTAAAACCACACTCCTTGAGATAGGAAAAGACATAAAAACTCAAGTTTGGCGAATGTGGTTTTAGATGGCGACCGCTTGATGAATCGAACATCACGCCTTACAAAGCAGTGCCAAATACAAGGTAAACCGTTGCGGTCTTTTATGTCGACGAAATTGATTTCGTCAACATCGTTATCATCTCGGCTCTTTAAAGCCTAATCTGCGTTTTTCTTTTGCTTGTACTGTCGGAGCTTTATTTGTTTTCTTGTTGCAGTTGTAATTGGTAATATCAACTCGTTTGCGAGATTTGATAAATCCGCAAATAGTCGCTTGATTGCAAGCACTTTCAACTCGGCTTGGTGCTTTTGAGCTGATTTGCATTGCTTTCTGATTTGCTCTGCGTGCTTTGGCGGATTTGTTGTAACCCATGCCACGCAAGGTTTTTAATTTACTGTTGCTCATATTCGGCTCCTATTAGCTATTACACAGCACATTTGTCTAACGTTCTCATCGAGAGCTAGCTTTCTCTTTGGTGTCCGTAAATGCACTGTGTAATAGCAAATCGGTGGTTTTCTGCGGTGCTTTCCGCCGTAGGTAGGGGCTAACCATAACGCTGATCTACTTATTCAATCTGTTAAAGAGCAATCCCCATCTCTGCTATCTCTCGCTTTCGCTGCTAGGGGAGGTTTAGAACCTTTACTCAAGCCCTCAGCTCAAGGGCTTTGATAAAAATTCTTAGTGAGAATGTTGAGCTAACCATTCAAATCCATTTAATCGTCTTTTAAAATAAGATTTAATTCCTACACTACTGATAATCAATTCTGCAATTTTGTCTGCTGGAGTAGCATTAAGTAACACAAGCATGTTTTTTATAATTTCAATCATTTTTAAATTGTCTTTCTTGCAACCAATGCTCATAGTTTTCTCAAAGTCTTTAAATTCAGCCATTGCACTATTTAATTCTGTTTCTGTTACTTTGTTCATCTTGTCTTCTCCGTTTGTTTTTTATGTGGTTATTATAAAACTAAAGTTTTAATTTGTAAATGCAAAAGTTGTTATTTGTTTTTAACTTTTTAGAATTAATGTTTTAATTTGTTGATTTGCAAAGAAATTTATTTTAAAAATTTTTTGATTAATTGCTGAAATTGTGAGCAAGATCACAGAAAAAAGAAAGTGCGGTGGGGATTTTGCTAGGTTTATAGTAGTAAGGAGTAGTTAGTAGTAGATTTTTTGGGGAAGAAAAACCGCCATGGGCGGTTTGTATGGTTAATTATTAAGATTGATAAGTGTGAGTGTTAATCTCCTGAACATATCTGTAACAAGCATTAGTAAATTGAACATAAAAATGCAGGAAGTGCAAAGTAGAACATATTGTATAAGGTTATCTGGTAGCATTAAACCAACATAGGAAAGAATGCTTGTTAAACTAAATCCAATTAGAAGCCGATTTAATCCTTCAATAATTTGACGATACATTCCATTTTCTCGCATTTTCTTGATTAAATTGTGGTCTGCAATAGTGACTAAAATAGCAATGACCGCAAAAATAAAACCAATCAATGTAATTGATGATGTAAATAAATTCCCCATCAATGAAATTTTTTTATCATCTGAAAAATTATTTAAATAATCTAAATAATAAATGGTAATATGGATTAATAATGTCAACAATAGCGAAATGTATTTCCAGTATTTAATATTCATACCGCTAACTCATTTAAAGAAATTGATCTAATATGCTAGCATATTGTTCTCGTAGTTGTCGAATACTATAAAATATTTTTATATCATCGGATGTTCTATTAGGAGAAAGAGATATTGTAAAGCCAGCTTTCAATATGTCCGCAAAGAGATCGATTGGTTCATCAAGGTCTTCTAATTTTACTTTGCAGGCTCGAGTGTTGGGGTTGTCAATAAGAGTTTCAATGATTTCTTTTACTTTGTTTTTATTTAAACCTGATGCGGATTTTGTTGAAATACGGGCTTTAAATGAGCCAGCTCCAGCAGCATCCATAAGAGCAAATTGTGCTTCACTCCATTTGGGAGCATCATCATCTGGACGATATTTATATCTTGGCTTAGCAATTTTATATTCAACATAATGCGGTTTTTGAGTCAGTATTTTATCCAAATCAAAATTATCTTTCCCAATTGGATTTAGATAAATTGTTCCGTCTTTATTTTCTCTTTTTTGTAATTTTAAAATATAATCAGTTAAATCTTTTACTCTACCATAACGTGAATTTTGGAAAATAACGACTTCAGATTCATTATTATAGAAAATAATAAAATAGGTTTTTTCAATAATAGCTTCATTTTCAGCGAACTCTAATAACTGCTCATCTCCTGTTTCCATATTCCCTTTTGTGAATAATTCATCTCGATAAGTGATGAAATATCCTGAAATGCTATTTTCAATGTCGGCACATATTTTTACTCGGTAATAATGATCGGAAATTTTTACTAGTGGGGTAATATATTCGTTTTGAACTTCTGTTCTATATTTTTTGAGAAAAGCAGTTAATGTTTTCTCTGTCATATTATCCATTGCATATTCTGTTGAATAAAATCGCATATGAAATGTTTTTGTTTTCTGCGTCATTTTTTATTTCTCTTAATTTTAATTTATTGTCGTTCCACCTATTTACCCAAACTCCAACCTTACTTTACAAACAGCTCCTATGCTCAACCACCACGCCAAACTTTTCTGCCGATTACTTGTAGATTAATTAAATCTTCATCAGGAATATTGATAGGTTCGTAATTAGGGTTAAAGCTAATAAGCTGTACTCCTTTACCAGTTCGAATAATCTGTTTGATGTAAAAATTTTTATTATAGACGAGAGCATAAACTTCACCATCTGCTATTTCGGTGTCAGATATATCGACTATCACAGTGTCCCAATCTTCAAGGACTGGAGTCATGCTATGACCACGTACGTACATTGCTTTGCAATTATCTGGGAATAACTTTTTGGCTCTAAACCATGCTTCTCTAAATAGAAGTGGTTCATCTGATTTTCTTGGCACCCATTCGATCACAGGTTTCCCATTACCTGCAGATAACTTAATATCATAAAGCTCAATTTCGATATGAGTATCACTGTAATCTTGCTCTGTATCAATTGTACTTACATCAGTTTTTGCCTTCATTTCTCCAATCCCACTTTGTAACCATACAATATCAACTTGTAATGCTGTTGCGAGCTGCACTAAATAGCGAGGATTGGATGTTTCGCCCTTAATAATTTTACTAATTGCATTTTGTGAAACGCCAACTTTTTGAGCTAACTCTATCTGACTTAAGCCAGCTGTTCGCATCGCTAATTCTAATCTATTTCCTAATGTCATCTTACATTCCTCTTTTTTCTTATTTTAAAACTATTGTTTTGATACTGCAAAAAATCAATCTTTACAAATAAAAACTATTGTTTTATCATCTCAAAACTTAAATCAACTAAGGTTTTTAATGTGAATAAAAATATTGAGAAAGCAATTTCAATCTGCGGCAGTCAAGAGAATTTAGCAAAAGCCTGTGGCGTTACTCAAATGGCCATTAGCAAATGGCTATATGGAGGCGGGATTAATGCCAAATATATTTCGCTAATATCCAAAGCAACGGGAGGACAGGTCACAGAGAGTGAATTATTGAAATCACTTTCTGAAGATTAGATTACCTACTTAGTATCCTAAAATCCTCAAGAAAAGGAACAAATTTTAATGAATAGCAAAGAGATCCAGCGGTTATTACACCGAGATTGTAAGAATAGTTCAGGTGGGATTACGTCCCTTGCTTACACATTGGAAAAGTCCCCGAACATTTTGAGCAACAAGCTAAATATTGATTGTGAGCAAAATCAGTTGAGCTTTATTGAAGGCTTGGAATTGATGGCGATGGTGCGTAGTCGTGCCACTTTAGCAGCGATTGCAGCGGAGCAAGGTTATTTGCTTGTGTCAATTCCAGAATGTCAGCGTTCTGGGGTTGATAAGTTGAGTGAGGTTTTAAATTTATCAGCCGAAACAGGAGAATTATGTAGTGAGTATCGCAATGCAATATCTGCCGACTCGGATTTGGGAGAGCGATTGTCGCATGCAGAAAAAAGCAAGTTATTAGAAATATTGAGCCGATTACAAGACAGTGTGCAGTGCTTGAAATGGGAATTAGAACAATAAAAAGCCACTGTTGGCGCAGTGGCAATGATTTAAGGAAAAATCGCTATGAATATTAATCTTAACGAAAAACAAAGTCAATCGCAGAATGCGAGGATTTTAGCTCATTTAAAAAATGGTGGGCGAATAACTTCGCTTGAAGCGTTAAATCAATTTGGCTGTTTGCGTCTTTCTGCTCGCATTAAAGATTTACGTGATTGTGGTCATGAAATCCATGCAGAATTTATTGAAGTGTCTAGTGGCAAACGTGTGAAACAGTATTTTATGGTAGGTGCAGTATGAGA